ACAATGCAAATGTGGTGGTTCTTAATGCTTAACTGTTTGTCTTTTAAAACAGCTGGGCATTCACCTTTTGTAAAGTCTTCCATTATTCGTACCACTCTAAAGTTAAAATTGCTATCTCTGCTTTGCTTGACACATTGGTCAACCTAAAGTGAAAGTTAGTCAATGAGCTAAATACATATTCCAGGCCAGAGCCTGTTCCACCGCCTGCCTTTGGACCGCTGCCACCAGGACCAACCTGGGCATCAATCAATGTGCCAAGTGATGTAATGGTTGGATTGATGACCATCGCACATTCACTTACAGTAGAACTTGTTCTATTTCTATTAACTGGTGTAAATGCTGTACCACCAGTGGTAGCTGTTCCTTGATAAATATAGAACTCGCAATCACCACCACACGCATAGCCAGCAGTAATATGTGGAGTAATGCCAGCATTGGACGCCATCACAATATTTATGCTGGCGCCAGCTGCAAGTGGTGTAGCAGATGGGTTCATATGCCATGCAAAGAATGCACGGCCTTCATGCATCCTCACATGGTTTACATCTGCACTGATTGCAGGATAGTCACTGCCAGAGATAACTTGTCGGCCATCTTTATCTTTCTGAGTAAGCGCAACGAATTGCGCTTTTTGATTCTCAGATTCTCTGGTGACGTAAATGATTGACATTTATTTTTTCTTCTTGAGAGCCTCGGCCTCGCTCATGCCAATAGCAATTGCTTGCTGGCGTGACTTGACCTTTTGACCGCTAGAAGATTTGAGCTTGCCACTGGCGTACTCTTTCATGACCTTATGCACTTTTTCTTGCATCTTCATTTTCATGTCTGTAGCCATGGTTACATTCCTCCACCAAGTTTGGATTGAACGCCCAACTCGCTATCTGTACGTTCTTGTGAGAGCAGCTGGCGCAAGCCACCGCCACGTCTGGCAGCCATACCAGCTTGGGTTTTCTTAGCCAGGTTAGTTTCTTGTGTAGCAAGCTGTTGGTCTTGCTTTGCAATCTGCTCTTTCTGTACTCGGATCTGCTCTTCTGCTGCTGCAGTAGATCCACCACCACCACCACCAAATAATCCACCCATGTTTAGCTCCTTGACATCATAAAAAAATCTGCCTCGTCTGGTCCATACTTTTTCATCAAGCCTTCTATCTCGAATCCAATAGCATTTCCCCAACGCACAGCTCGTAAGTCAACGCATCTTACGATTATTTGTAGTCGATGTAAATTCTGCGATATCACTCTGAAATCACGGTAAACAATGGCTGCTCTTGTCAGAGTCTTTGGGTATTTGCGCCCACGTTCCTCTATAAAGCACCACATCTCCTCGACACCCTTCCAGATAGACACCGCACCAAAGCAGGCAACTGGTCTGCCATGCAATATCGCAGTGATAGCGTGGCCACTTCTAGCCTGGTGTTCTAGCATGGTCATAACATCGATGGCTCTGCTGATGGTTTGGAAGTTTTGAGCCTTGACATTCATCACTGCTACGTGGCCAGGTTGAAATGGGACCCAGGTCAGGCCTGGCATAGTGGGCAGATCAGGCAAATACATCAAAATCATCCGATGCAATAGTTTGAGCAATGAAGACTTTGCCATTTGTGCGGTTAGATCCCCTGGTCAGCTGGCGATATTCACCGCCACCAGTGAGTAAGTACCCAAATGCGTCACCCACGTGCGAGTGTTCGTTCTTATTTGGCGTATCTTTGAATCTTTCGTGGCCAGCACCGACAGCAATACGCTTAAAGTGATAGCCACCAGAGAGAGACTTACGCAATAACTTGCATTGCTTGTGGATAAGTAAGCCAGGTTTACCCATAACCATGCGGTTCATTGGCGCAGCTGCAGCCTCACGCCTGGCTTTGAAGTCGTTTGTCGCAGTTGGCTCTGCTTTTAGCCCTAGTGAGCGCAGATATTCAAACGCAGTAGTTTCATAAATGGCGTCACGCTGCATACCCGCAGGGTCACCCCATATGCGTACCTCATATTTTGGGAACCTAGTCTGCAACTCGGTGAGCAATTGCTGGCCAAAGCGCTCTAGACCCATGTCAAAGGTAACGATCTCATGCAATACACGCCACTGGCCACTTGGATGGCGCTGACCAAAGACTGCTGCAGGCGTCAATCCAAAGTCTAGACCGACTTGGATAGGCAAATTAGGATCTGCCTCCAGTTCGGCAGCCATGATGTTGTCATCGTACTCAGGCCAGACGCTTTGACCGTCCTTTACAAAGGTGTAGACGCCTTGGGCATAACAGCGAATCCAGTCTAAGTTTTTGCCAGCCAGCTGCTGCATATAGTAGCCAGCGGGTAGGTTGTTGACGTTCTCTGCTTTCTCATTTAGACGCCACCATTTGCCACTTGCGAAAATATGGTCATTGGCCTCTGGGTTTTCTGGCAGATCTTCTTTAGCCACTTCAAGCACACCACCAGGCTGCTTAAAAAACTTCCATGCGTACTTGCCAGTGATTGGCTCTTTCTCAGCTACTCGATGCCACCAGTGATCATCATCCATCGGGTTGGTATCCATGATGATGCCGTGCCAGGTAGCACCACCATCACGCTTGGTAGGGTATCGGCCAACACGGTGGGTGAGGCCATCAATCACAGCCTTTGGTAACTCACGTGCCTCATTCACCCACGCACCAGTCAGCTCCAGTGAGAGCAACTTACGCACGTCTTTTGGTTGATCAAGGGCTAAGAAAATAATCTCGCAGTCAATGCCAGCAGCGTCACCTCTGGCAGGCAGTCTAATGTGATGCGTAATCGGTGGCGTCCACAGCAGATTACCAAAGGTGGCCTCTGGGAAGAGATCTAGCCATGTCTTGATAGTGGTGGTCTTGAGCATGGGGTAGCTGTTACGCACCACCGCCCAGCGTGAATACTTGATACCGTCCACAGGGGATGGCTTTTGCTGGACAGCTTTGATCATGATCTTGGCTGCACAGGCATAAGACTTACCAGAGCCAACAGGACCCATTAAGCCTTGTACAAAGGCATTGCTTTGTATCATGTCATAGACGATTGGGCTTTTACTGAAGTCCAGATTCAAGCCAGCCATTGGCAATTCACGTGGCGAATGCTCTTTAGTTTTCATGGTCATCCCTTGGTTTGTCTTCTACATCCACAACATCTGGCGCACGTACATTGATACCAATCACGCTAGGCTTGTCCTCATTGTCTGGGTTGTCCAGCAAACCACTAGCTTTAGCCAGGATCCGCAGCACCGCCACCTTGTCATAGAGATCAATCTCCAGCGTAGACGCACCGTCCTTGTCCACACGCACCTTGATGTTCTTAATAGACATCAGCGCAGTCTCTGGGATCAAGTGGCTAGGCTTGACCTTCACATGGCCATTCTCATCCCACGACATGATGTCTGTGATCTTGGTGTTAGCCATGGCCAGCAAAGCATACGCAGTGGCCTCCTTGTTCTTGACCAGCGTAGTGGAGCGCTCCAAACGCCTGACAATGGAACGAGTGCCACCCCAGCCAGCAACTGGTGGGATCTGAGTCGGGTACTTAGTTCTGGCCATTGCGAGCTTCAAGCATTGCGTCCGCCATTGCGTAGCAAGATTCAGCAATTTCATTTGATGGGGGTTTATCGCCTTTAGAAAATACGATGCCCATCTCTACACTCGACATGACTCCATGCAACACCTTGGCAGCAAAGTAATCACGCAAGGTCATGCCGTTGTATTGGCTTAATTCATCGCCCCATTTGAAGGCAACGGGGAATGCTGGTATTTGTTTATCAGTCATGTCTTACCTCAAAAAGGAATATCGTCATCCATAGCAGCCACAGCATTGGCAGCAGGGGAGGGTTTGGCAATAGGCGCAGCTGGAGCAAAAGGCTTTGGCTGGTCCAAGACCATGCCTTGCTGTTGGCCAGTCTGTTTAGGCTGCTTTGGCGCACCAATCTTGATGCCAAACCAATACTCTCCAGCCTTAGTCTTACCAGGCTTGATATCAATCCAGTGCAGCGTCCCATCAGGCAACATAACCTCACCCTTGTACGCAGGATGCCAATCCTCAGTCTTGTTCTTGTTCTTGAAAGCAGATCCCTGGCCAGGTCTTAATTCATAGTTAGTAGTCATTAACTTAGTCCTTTGGTTGAAAAAATAGAGAAAATGTGAATGTAGTAAAAGGTACTCATGGAGAAAGGGGGGAAAAATTCAGAGAAGCCCCCTATCGCACAGGTGGTGGGGTGGGGGGAGGTGTAGTGCTTTCGTACTCAGATGCCATTTCGCATCATTCAAGCATCCCCCTGGCCTGTACAAAGCGCTCTCTCTATAGGGAAGTGCCTCCTCTGTACATATTGCAGACGAACCTTTGGGTTTTGTACAAGCGCAGATAACAGGCTCTACAAGGCCTTGAATTGCTTGGTGGCTACCTAGGTATTGACTTTGCATATTACAGGCCTTCTAGGTGGCTTAGATTGCGTTTAAACAGCATTCATCTTGGCTTGGGTTGCCATCATGTGCATGATTCCATCAACCAGAGCCTGTTCTGTAGGCTCGATGCCCTCGGCTTGGTAGGCAGGCAGCAACAGTTCGAGCTTGGACTCGATCTCAGCTTTTGAATACTTCTTTAATTCTTTGTTGTTCATAACATTAATATTAATAGATATAGTGTTAAATACGGTGTTCTCTACAACCTGGAGGTTGTCTACGTTAACAACCTGGAGGTTGTCTATGTGGCTCTCTCCATGTACAACCTGGGGGTTGTCTACGTGAGCCTTTTTAGCTGACTTATCCACAGGCTTGGTAATATTCTTTTTCATCTCTGCTTTCATCTTCTTGACTGTGATGGTTTCATTGTCTTGTGGCATTTGGTACTCCTTTTGTGCCTGCTTGGTTGTGGTGGTTAGTGACTGTCTGATCATGTCCTGGATGCGTTTGAGGCCTTCTTGGTCTACTTCTTTTTGTAACCTTTTTTCTTCAGCCTCTATCTGACCTGGTGGCCTGGCGTCTTCCTTGTTGCTGACCATTGCTATGGCCTCTGCAGCTGTAATCTCTGCATCAAAGATGATCCTGATGGTGTCTGTTGACTTGCCATGGAAACCCTTCTTGACTACTTCTATGTAGCCCAGTGCTTTGAGCTGGGTAACTTGCTTGCTAACTGCTTGCTGGCTTATCTTTAGGTCTTTGGATATGCGTACCTGGCTAACCCAAGTGATCCCAGCTCGATTGCTGAATGCTGCAATGGCCGATAGTGTTCTTAATGTACCGTGATTGAGCCTCTCATCAAAGATGGCTTTGAATGGCATTACTACGATCTTTCTCTGATCGGGTAGGGCGTCTTGTTGTTTGATCCTGGGTTTAGCAGGCATCTCAAAGGGCAGCACGTTATCTGGCATTGCGCTCATTTCTGTAGATCTCTCTCATGTACTGGCGTACCTTGGCCTCTGCGTTTGCGCCATATAGAGCGTCTAGCGCCTTTAGATGCCTCTCGATCAACTCCTTGTCCCGCAAGACTTCCCAAGTCGTTAACAACTCTCTGCCACACGCCATCAGCAGGCATTCCAGGCTGGGTGAGGGCGCATTGCTGGCCTTCCTGTAGATGTACTTGTGTTTCATGCATAACTAGCCTTCTTAGACTTCCTGGGCGCTCTAGTCCTGCTCCTGCTGGCCTTCACAATGTTTTCTATCCTGGCCAACTTCAGTTGCTCCATGTGTGTGGCGTCCAGGATCTGGGTGATCTGCTCGGTAGTCTTAAACGTGTGCAAGTTGGCACACTCATACCGTCTGATGGTGATGTTGTTCTCACGCTTACGTGTGTCTTTGACCGCTGTCCAGGTCTGGCAAATAGGACACTGCATCAGATCCCCTTATTGATTTTTTTAGCCAGATCTAAAGTGATCTTGCGTGTCTCGTCTAGCAGCTCTCTTAGGTCTTGGACCTTGTGCATCTCTGTGTACAGCGCCAGCTTTAGTTCCTCGATGGTGGCCAGCCACTGTCTGACTTCATGGTTAACGGTTTCGCTGCCGACAACGACACCGTCCTCATCTCGGTACAACGCTATAAAGTCTTTGGTCTTATTCATCTTGGTAGCTCCAAAATACAAGAAGTGCTATGCCAATAAAAGCCACAACAAGACCAGCCAAGAATGCAAGTAATGAAATCAAAACTATGTTGCTCATTGCTTTCCCTCCAGCTGGCGCACACGGTCAGCAAGATCTCGGACCAGGTCAGTCAGCAGCGCCACTTCCATCAGCAGCTTTGCCTCCTTGCTTGGGTTACGCAAGATCTCTTGTTTGACCTTGCTGTTGCGCTCAACCTGGTTGAATGCCTCTTGCTCTTCTGGTGTCTCAGTAAGAACGCTCAATGGGTATGTCAGGCCAATTGGTTTTCTCATGTGTCTTGCTCCATCGCCCAGTGCAATATGGCCAGGGCATCGGCCTCGTTGTCATCTGTTACTGGATGGCCTTTGGCCTGCATGGCAGCCACCATGGCGTCTTTGTTGGCGTTGCCTTTGCCAGTGGCGTGTAACTTGATAGTCCCGACTGGCACACCGCTGTATGGGATTTGGTGGTGTTCGCACCAGGCAGTCAGCGTGGCCATCAAGCCACCGTAAACGTGAGCTGCATCAACTCCCTGGTGACGTCTTACCTCTTCAAAGTAAACCGCTTGGATATCACCAACAGCGTTCTTGATCTCTCCAAGCCACTGTTTGAACCTGAGAAAGCGCATACCACCACCTTCAAAGCGCTTTGGTTTGAGATCTACCCAGCCATGCACAACCTTGCCCTGCGTGAGCGCTGCCCAGCCAGTGCGTGTACCAAGATCAATGGCCAATACGGTGGTGATCACAGCAGGCCACTCTTTCTCATCTTGTCTACATAGGCCTCAACTGCATCGCAGTAAGGATTGAATGCCTCGATGTCATCGGTCCATTCAAGCGCCTCAGTGATCACTTCCTCTGGTATGTCTCTGCCATTGCGAGCCATGTCCAGCAGCTTGTTTGCCTCTTTGTGCGTCATGCTGATTGCCTCCCAACCAGGTCATCCAGTCTGCTATGTAAGTCTGCGTACTGCCTGGTTAAAACATCCTTGATCAGCTGGTCTATCAGGCTAGAGCGTGAGCGCTGCTGCTCTTTGCAGGCCTCGTCTAAAAGCTCCTTAGTGCTAGGTCTAAGGCGTATGAGCATCGCTACTTTGGGTGTCTTTTGCATGGCTTTTGTACGTTTGATTTCAACTAGATATCAATTCTAGCGTTTGAATTCTGTACAGTGAACAGGGTATTAGGGTTTTCCTTAGAAAATAATACAAAAAAGGTGTTTACAGGCCGTATGGTTTTTGTAATAGAATACTTCCATGCGATATCAATTCGATATCAAAACAGGACCATACCGTAAACAGGAGCGTTCTACATGACACCGCACACAGGCAAATTCGTAGCGTACTACCGAGTATCAACAGACAAGCAGGGCGTATCAGGCCTTGGCTTAGAGGCTCAAAGAGAGTTGGTTAGTACATTTCTCAATGGTGGCAAATGGTCAATCATTGGTGAGTACACCGAGATTGAATCAGGCACACGCAAAAAACTCAAGGACCGTCCAAGCCTTATGGCTGCACTTGACCTGGCTAAAAAGCAGAAAGCCACGTTAGTAGTGGCCAAGCTGGATCGCCTAGCACGTGATGTGGAGTTCATCTCTACATTGCTCAACGGAAAAGTTCCATTTGTCTGCGCTGATATGCCAGAGGCTGACCGTACATTCCTGCAGATGATGGCTGTCTTTGCTGAGTATGAGGCCAAGCGCATCTCTGAGCGCACTAGCCAGGCTTTGCAGGCACTAAAGCGCAGAGGTAAAGTACTCGGCAGCCCAACACCAGAGATCGGCTCAGAGGCTGGCGTCAAAGTGATTAAGCAGCAGGCCGACAAATATGCTGACCGTGTCGCACCAGTGGTCAACGACATCATCAAAAAGTCTGGCGCCAGCACCTTGCGTGATATCGCAACAGCACTGACAGCACGTGGCATTGAAACACCACGTGGTAACTCCCTGTGGAATCCCAGCCAGGTCAGCAACTTGCTCAAAAGAATTGGAGCTAAGTAATGACTGGCTATAGATCAACGCTCCCAATCTACGAACACGTCAAACCCTTTGATGGTGAGAAAGACTTAAACCGCAAGCAGCTGGCCAAGTACTTCAACCGCATTGGCCGTGGCGTCAACTGCAGGCTCGATGTCCCAGTCTTAGTTATGGAAGACATCAAGTGGGCAGCCAAGACTTTCAGCGAACTTTCGGTGCAGCTCACGGAGCTTGGTTGGGAAGATGAGCGCAGTGATATTTGGCGAATCATGGCAGCCAGGGGCTGCATGGAACACGCTAGATCAGCACTGAGCCAAACGAATAAGAAAGATGTAGCCACCAAAGAGTGGCGTAAGAACAATCTCGTAAAGCGTTAACCACTACAGGTAGCGTAAGCTCACCGAGTGACCTTTGAATCTTGTAACCTTAGAAACTTTATCAAAAAAGGAGAAAGCAAATGAGTACTTTTAGTTCTTCATTAGTTCATCGAGCGAAACCAAAACGCCAGTCAATGGCGTACCAGGTAATCAAAGGCGCTGCTGGCGCCTTATTAAAACCTTCTTCTACTTCATACGATGTATATACTGTTTATTGGCCAGCAACCACTACAGGTAGCGTAGTACAAAGTAGTTATCACACATTTTCCATAGACACTGGCAAGGTAGTAATTGGTAGTAAGTATCAGTCTACCAAAAAGCATAGTAGTCCTGACCAAGACTGGCTGCAGGACCTACTTTTGCGAGGCGAATCTAAGCCTCAAGAAGATCAATATTCCAATGCTGATAAGGCAATCTACGTCCTTGGCTTTGTAGCCCTGGTTGTCATTGCTTTGACCTGGTAAGGGGTTGCCATGCTCAATACCACCCAAGTCGGCCAGGCTATCCGAGATAACCAATTAGCACTATTCGAGGCCAGAGACTCTGAGTTCCTGAGTCGCTGCAGAACACTAGCCGTAGCGATATGTGAGAAACAGGGCAGCGTGTCTATCAATGACATCCGCTCACACATATCCATCCCAGACGGTATGCACCCATCAGTGCTTGGCGCTGTCTTTCGCACTAAGCAATTCCAGGCAGTTGGTTATACCGAGGCCAGCCATACCCAGGCACACGCACGAATCATCCGCATTTATCAACTAGCCACTAAACAGGAGCATTGAAATGGTTAACAAAGTAACACCCGACACGATGCTTAGTGCATCACGCCTACCAGGCTTGCTGGGGTTGTCCAAGTGGTCAAACCCAAATGATGAACTAGAGTTTTCAATCAACGCACTCAAAGGTCTTGAGCGTCCAGACATCGGCAATGAGGCCATGGCCTGGGGTAATACGCTAGAGCCTGTGGTGCTGGCCGAGGCAGCCAAGCGCTTGCTCTTGACCGATCTGGTGACCGAGCATGAGACTGCTTACTACCATGACTCACTGCCACTTTGTTGCAGCCTGGATGGCACAGCTGTTGGCCGTGGCCAAGTGGTTGTATCAGATCCAGCCAATGGCATCTACGTCATTGGCCAGGACTCCATCACTCTAGATGGCATGGGTGTCATTGAGGCCAAGGTTACATCTGTCGAGGCAGAAGATGCGCCAGCCTTGTACCGTGGTCCGATCCAGCTGCAGGCTCAGATGGACATTGTCAAAGCCACCTGGGGCTGTATTGCTGTGCTGTACAAAGCCAGCGAGATGCGCCTTTTCCTTTTCGCTCCACACCAGGGAACACTTGATCGCATTGCTGCAGCCACTATTGATTTTCAGTCTCGCCTGGATAACTGGAAAGAGACAGGATCTATTGACTACTATGCGCCCCAAAATGGTGAGCGCTGGCCAGATGAACGTGGCATATATCCAGTAAAAGAGACTGTTGTAACGCTTGATTCTGAAGAGGCAATCGAGTTAGCACAACGTATCTCTGACAACAAACTCTCTCTAAAAATTAGAGAGCAGCAAATTGCTGAAGATGAGGAGCGCCTCAAAGAACTTATGGGTACAAACACTAAGGCCATTGCTGGTGGCTTTACTATAAATTGGCCAGTACGTTCCTACAAAGCACAACCAGAGAAAGTAGTACCAGCAAAAGAAGCCTATTCCATTCGTCAATCCACACTCACCATCAAGGAGACAAGAGCATGATTAACTGTCAAGAAGTTCAAAAGGCACACGCCAAAGCAACCGTAGCAATCATTGATGCTTTCCCTGATGTGAGCATTGATGCAGCTGGCAAGATCGTTGACCACATTGCAGCTCTTGTCCTTGAGACTTTGCGCTCACACTTAGATGAGGAGCAAGAGTAATGCAAGTAACAGTTAGCCGACAAGGCTTTGCGCCAGCCACTGTAACCGAGGCCATCCAGTTCAGCGAGATGCTGGCCAACAGCAACATGGTCCCCAAGCAATACATGGGCAAGCCACAAGACATCATGGTCTGCATTCAGTGGGGTATGGAAATGGGTCTAGCCCCGATGCAGGCGCTGCAGAATATTGCTGTGATCAATGGCAAGCCATCGGTCTACGGTGATGCCATGATGGCGCTGGTCCAGGCCAGCCCAGTGTGTGATGGTGTTGAGGAAAGCATTGAGGATGAGGGTACGTCAAACCCAGTGGCCGTGTGTGTGGCCAGACGTAAAGGCAGAGCGCCAGTCACCGTGCGTTTCTCAGTAGAAGATGCTAAACGTGCAGGCCTGTGGGGCAAGCAAGGTCCATGGCAGGCGTACCCAAAACGTATGCTGCAGATGAGAGCCAGGGGCTTTGCTTTACGTGATGCTTACCCAGATGTACTCAAGGGATTGATCAGCACTGAAGAGGCACAAGACTATCCAGAGGAGACTAAGCGCCCACCCAAAGACATCACGCCACGCAATCCGCTAGATGCATTGCAGGCGCCAGCGCCAGCACCAGCTGTAGAGTTCACTGCGCCAGATGTAGAGACTGGTGAGGTTGAGTTGGTTGATCACCCACCGTTTGAAGAGCTGGCCATCGAGCCACCGCCTGCAGCTGGTGAGTTTGCGATCATCTTGCCTGGCAAAGATTCACCGCATAGCACTCACGCCACGCTAGAAGAATGGCAAGATGCGTATGAGCAGTTCTGCGAGAAGATAGCATCCAGTCAGAAGATCAAGCCACGTGAGCGCATGACTAAGTTACGTGAGTTACGTGAGGCCAATGCTGACACCATCAACAAGGTAGACATGGCCAAACGTGTGCGCCACATTGCTGGTCATCAACAGCGCATTGCTGCGCTTGGTGCTGCCACTTAGGCCAGGACTAATAGGGCTTGCTGGGTGTGCTTAATGCGATCCTCAAGCCCTATAGTTCCACCATTAATAATCTTGGTTACCTTGGCATGGTCAAGGGCATCCGCTGGAGCATTGAGTTTATGGGTATCCCAAAACCATCCAGCTGTAAGGGCAGCATATTTAGGAGTGCTAACAAGATCAGGGTCCATAACAAAATCCACGCCCAGCGCTTTACCAGCATGGAAATAATTAGAGTGGCCAGTAAGCTGAATACAACCCCTACCCCTAAAGCGATAACCGTCACCACTATTTTCGTCACGGTTACCCATGCGAGAAGAATAGACTTGATTTGCAATTTTTTTAGGGTTTCCAGCGTAGCCATTGGCCACCTCCAGTGTAGGAAATCTCTTAGGCCACAACTTCATTAGCGTTACAGCTTTGTAATTTAGATTCTCTTCCAGGATTCTGAAGTTTCCACACTCATGGCCACACTGACCAATGAATGTAGCTTGCTGGTTGTGTGTGAAGATTCCAAAGCGCTCAAAGGTTTCATTAAGTGGATCAACCCAGTCAGCACCGATGTGCAGCTTGGCTAGTTTCTCAGCGTTTAACATTCACGGCCTCCATCACTTTGTTGTAACTGTCGATGCAGGCATTGAGCTGGGCTGTGTTCCTGTCTCCTTGGGCAACGATTTGTGCAATAGCTGCGAGAGTCTCTCTGTCAGATTCACTTCCCGCTTGGTTGCTATTTCCGCTGGCAGCGGTGGTACTTGCACTGGTTTGTACGCAACCTGGGGTTTGGAGGCGCAGGCTACTAGAGCGAATGAGCTTATTAAGAGAAGACTGTTTTTCAGTGATGGCATTATTGGCCTCCTGTAACTTGGTTGAGTTGTCGTTGAGTTGTTTGGTTAGTTCCTGCTCTTTAGTCCGAGCCTCTTCATTCTTGGCAGCGATCTCTGTTTGCATCTCCTGGTCACGCTCTGCCCAGCCCTTGTGGTGGCCGTAGAAGTACACGCTGATGGCCATGACAATGGCTCCAATAATTAGCCAGGGGTTTGGGATCATGTTTCAGCCCTCGCTGCTGCACGTTCCTGTGCGATCTCTTCCTTGGCTGGATCAACGTAGTCAGGCGGTGTAGTTGGTGGTGGTGGCGCTCTCCATTCCTCATCAAGTACTGGGTTCACCCAAGCAGGCAGGCCACCAGCTGGTGCTGTCCAAGTAGATGTAGCAGGCGCTGCAGCTGGAGCAGGCGGGGTAGGTGAGGGTGTAGCAGTTGCCATCTTTTCTGCCACTGTCTGCACACCCTTGCGAGACATCACGCCACCGATGCCACCAACAATGAGCAGCACAATGTCATTGAGCATCTTGGCAAACGCCTGGTCAATAGGCGCCATAGACTTTATTGGCTGCACAACAAAGGCCAGGCTGTACAGCATGAACATCACAATGCCAGCAAGAATGAGCGTGACGAGTAGGACCACAAAGGCCCAAACCCTTATCTCAATTTCTTCCTGGGTCAGAAGACGATTGACTTGGAACTTGGGATGGTTGGACAACTTGTTTCTCCAATATAGGTGCTACTAAATAATCGGGACAGTCTTGGGTGAATTGGCAATCAGGGCGCTGGCATCGCTTGGCAGGGAAGTTCTTAGGGTCCTGGCAGAAGTACCGATATCGGTCATCGCAGGCTGTGAGCAATAGCAGCAGTAACAGTATGTATTTCATTCATCAGTTCCATTTGAATTCTGTACTTTTTTTAATTCTTTCTTGAGCTTTCGTAACTCTTTCATCTCTTGCTTGAGCTGGGCTTTCATGTAGAGAGTCTCCACATATGCCATTGATGTGACGCCAACAACAAGACATATTGCCACTCCAATCAATATCCACCAGACAAGTTTCGTAGTTGCCACATTACCCACCCAAAAAATAATGATATGAACATCACAGCAACGCCTCCACTAATCATCTCAATCTGCCTGATCTCTTCCTGTTCTTTCTTCCACCTGGCTAACCTAGCCCTGCGAATCATCTCTGCTCTAGCCCACGCCTGCTCTCTCTCAATCTGTCCATACATCTTCAAGAATCTGCTGTACAAGTCTTTGAGTTCTGCTGGCGCATAGACCATCGCCTCTCTGGTCTGCTCCATTAACTTCTCCAGCTGCAACTCAATCAATGCTCGCTCGATCGCCTTCTTGCTGTTGTTTTGGTCTGGGTTGTAGTTTGTTTTGGAGTCTTCTTCAAGCTCTTGGTAGTACGTGTTGATTTGCTGCTGGGTGTCAAAGAGGATTCCGATGTTTTCTCCGACTGATTTGATGAGTTCGAGTTCGAGCTGCTCATAGGATTGCTGTTGCTTGGCTGCAGCTGCTGGCTTTGACTTGGCTGCTGCTTGAGCAATAGGCTTTGCAATATCGACTTTAGGCTTTGATATGAAGAGGCCAATGAACCAATCAAAGATATTCTTGATTGCCTTGACATCTGCCAACGCTCCATCGACTGTCTTCTTAGCTGAGTCCAGAGCAATCCTGCCCTGGTGTAAATAATCGCACCCCTGCTTGATAGCACTGAACGCACCTTGTGCCAGCATGAGAAGAGAGAATGGATCCACATCTTATATGCCAAAGAACTTATGGATGAACGTGGCTGCAGTGCCAGGGCCTAGCAGTACGCAAGCAATCACTGCATACAACAAGTACTCAATTTTGGTCATGCGCTTTTCACCATCACGCAATGTGTTATCCAGATTCCTGTAACGCTCTTCACATATTGCAACGTGAACAGCGAGTTGTGTCTCAGTATCCTCAAGCATCTGCTGGCTCTGGCGTGTTGCCTTCAGCAACCCACTTTAAATAGGCTTGGTAGTCTGTGTTGTCTTGGGAAAAAGGAATAGTCCACCCATCAGACCGCAAGACGGCACATGGTTGACCATTTGAATTATTTTGAAGTTTGTAAGTTAACATTTATAACTCCGCAGATGCTTGCAAAGACAGCGCATCGGCCGTTCCCGCAGAATAGAAAAATGTTGTGGCATTAAAAAATGCCGCAGTTGATATTCCACCAAAAATAGTTGGTGTTGAACCTGTCCAAGCAGTTGAACCAGCAAGACTTACAGAAGCACTTGCTCTTTTTTGTGCTTTAAAGTACCAAGTACCTCTATATCCAGAACCCGTTGTAAATGGCCCCCATAAACCAGCATTATCAGCAGAGTTATACAGAACTTCATAGTACCTCTGACATAACTGCAATTCGCGCCCATAGTCTCTGTAATCAAACGATGTTGCGGTACTGCCTTTTTCTAGTTGTACGCCTGTGATGTAGAAGGTTGCGCCATTTGTGCCGACTACGCTTGTTGCACCTGTGGCTGAGAAAATATTAGAAGTTCCTGTCCAAGCACCCGCAGTTCCACTTCTAGAAGAACCACAACCAAGACTAAACATGACTCTAAATCCTGAGCCGTTTGTTGTTGCCCAAGTGCCAGTTGTATCTCCAGTAATAGTTACTGTTTTTTGTTCCCAAGTATTTGCAGACGAAATTGTGTAAGTAAACGGATAACTTCTATCTGGGCCAGCATTTCCTAATGCCCCGCCAAATGTTCCAGTTAATGATGAGCGAACCCAAAAACTAATTGTGATGCTAGATGCACCAGCCGCACCAAATCCTAAGTCTGCTATGTTGTAGCCTTCTATCTTTTGTTCAATGATATAAACATCAGTTGCACCAACAGTTGTTGTCGCAGAAGAAGTAACTAATAATGAATTGTTAAATCCTGCTGGCGCAGTAGAAGATTGCGCTACGGATGCTTTACTAGCCGCCGCTGGGTTGTATGACCATCTATCTGTTGCATATCCATAATCAGTAATAGTGGTTGCTCTTTGATTGATTACTTGCGCACCATTGATGATGCGGTTCTTAAACCCTGTGTACTGCGAATCAGATGCCAGCATTCCTGGCTGTACTTGTGTGAGTGCCATGTTAGTTCTCCAAAGCCACCACACGGGCGGTTAGTGCGTTGATTGTTTCGGCTTGTGTGTCTATCAAGGCTTTAGCCTCTTGTATAGCCGCTGTTAGTGTTGCTACTAGGAATGATGTGTCAATTTGTTGGGATTTTATTTCCCCATCAGCATCTACTGCATCTTTTTCTCCAACTACTGCATCTGGAAATACTTCCGCTAATTCATGTGCAATAAATCCTTGACCATTAGAGTTATCAGATTTCCATTTATAGGTGCATGGTTTTAGTAAAGATACTTTTGCCAACGAACCAGTCATTGGTGCAATATCTTTTTTCAAACGATAGTCTGAAGAAGTTGCATAAACTGTGTTTGAACCGCTTGTGTTAATTGCACCAACAATGCCGTTACCATTTACAAATGTGATTACAGTAGTAACACTTGTACCATTTCCAACACTAAATCTATGGGGATTTACAGAAAGAACACTAGGAGAAAAAGCAACTCCAGCAACAGAAGAACTTGGGTATGCAGTGCATCCAACAAGCACATAACCGCTAGAGTCGATACGCATACGCTCTGAATTTGATGTTTTAAAAGCAATAGGCTGATATGAGCCTGTGCTGTTGTAATGTGCGCTAATATTAAATACTGAGCCATCATTCCAAAATGAAAAATAACTGTCGTTTGATTGTGCTTGGATAGCCAAACCAGAATCAATAGTTGATGCGCTTTGCTTAATTGCTACTTTTCCCTGAGTAGGAGAACTAATACCAATCCCCACATTCTGTGAAGTATCAATAGTTACTGCCGTAGTTCCAGCAGACTTAAGTGTTAGTGCTGTACTTGCAGCAGATGTAATCGTGTCAATTGTTGGAGTTGTCAACGTAACACTTGATGCAATCTTTGCAGTAGTCACCGTGCCATCGCTTGGTGTACCAATTGCCAATGGCGCACTAGATACAACTTCAATATTGCTAGTGCCAGTTGGTGGCGCAGTGCTGAATGTCAGCGTAGTACCAGAGACAGAGTATGTGTCCTTCTCTTGATATACACCGCTGACAAAGACCTGAGTATTGTTCTCACTGCCAGGGTCAGCAGATAAGGTAAACGCCACAGTGGAGTTGTTACCAGAGAATGCATCCACTGCTATGTTGGTTGCACCTAAACCAGAGCTTGCAGCAAACCACTGGTTAGTCTCAAAATCAGCAACAAATATAGTTGATGAGTACTGCGATCCAATGGTTGCTGATGTAGCACCGTTGATAGTGTTAGTGCTAGAGCGCACAACATTCACCGCATTGGCGTCACCAGTCCACTTGACAATGGCCACCTTAAAGCCATCGCCCACAGTGCTGATTGTCGGCAAGGTGATAGTGATAGCACCGCTAGTAGTAGTCACTCGGATCAGGTCACCAGCGTCACCAGCCACCACCGTGTAGTTAGCAGACTTGTCTTGCACTGCAGAGTACATACCAGCAGCAGCACTAGCAGCAGCAGCTGTAGCACTGTTGGCAGCAGCTGTAGCCTGGTTAGGCGCATCAATGATGGCTGCTATGTTTGTGGCTGCAGTATTGACAGACGCTATGTTGGTGGCCACCGTAGTAACCGCAGCATTAACACCAGCAACAGTATTAATATTTGTAGAGTTTGCGTTTACTGCATTTATGTTTGTAGAGTTACCAGCAACCGCATTGATGTTGGTACTGTTACCAGCCACGCTAGTCACGTTAGCCGATATGCCAGCCACCGTAGTGACGTTGCTAGAGATACCAGCTACCGTAGTCACATTGGCGCTGATACCAGCCACAGTATTAATGTTGCTAGAGTTACCCGCCACACTGGTTACGTTTGCGCTAATGCCTGCCACGGTAGTCACAGCACCAGACACGCCAGCCACGGTAGTCACATTGGTATTGTTACCAGCAACCGTATTGACACTAGCAATGTTGGTAGCTACCGTATTGATGTTGGCAGACTGAGCAATCACCGTAGTCACAGCATCTAAGGCTGGACCAGCTACTGGATCACCAGAGGTAGAGTCAAACGCAAGCACTTTGCCTTTGCGTGATGCCTTAACTGGTAGCACCATGTTGACGTCAGTAGGATCAGTCACTGGCGCTTTCAAGCCACGGTCAGCTTTCTCATCAACTTGCTGGGCAAAAATGACCAGGCTGTCAAACTCATCATTGAGAGTATTGGCAAATAAGTCACCACCAGTTACAAAGTCTGTAGCTCTTTGAATAGCACGGTCACCCACAATGGTGATAGTGTCTGTGCCAGTGGCTGCAACAACCAAGGTAACCGAGCCAGTGCCATTGGCATTTATCGTCACCGTGTAGTTGGTAGTCAGCGTCAGCAGGGTAGTGTTCTTGTAGACCTGGATGTCAGTGTTGGCCAGTACTTCAAATGTGAATGAGTACGGTCCGACACCAGCGCTGCCTGTGTAGACAACCCTTCTGGTTACGTCTGATATTGGATAAGCCATTTTTAGTTCCTTGCTTTACCGTTTAAATTTGCCTTCATCTCGCTGTGCCTCTTTTACATTTCTGATGGCGTCAGCTAGATCTGGATCTTCTAATAACAATTGCTGTTTACCTCTGCTGTAAGCAGCACTGATCTCAGATGTGATTACGTCTTGTGCAGCGCCTAAGTCAAAGCCAGCCAGTCGCTGCATCTCTTTGCTCTTGCCAATGCGAATGATTGCTTGCTCTAGCGCACCGTCTGCAGTGGATAGCTCAATCAGTCTGTTGTACTGGGTGGCCGACAAAGCAATGCCATCCATCTTCTTGTCAGGAATATGTTGTGGTACGCCATACTCAACTAAGGTGGCATGGGCTAAAGACATCTTGCCGTCAGATAGCTTGAATGGGTTGTACATCTCGTACAAATTACCCTGGCCAATCTTGCGAGTCTCACCAGTGATGGTGTCTAAAGATCTTGGCAGTTGATCGCTAGTCAGTGGGTTGCGTCCCTTGTAGTAATTCAAAGCCTCCCAGAACCCACGCATTGCACCTTCTGTAATAGTGTTACGTGTACCCATGCCTGGTGGCATAGTGTTAACAGAGCTAGGATCCATGACTCGCTCAACTGCAGCCACCATTGATGAATAGAAACCAGCTGGTGATCCACCTATGGCAAACATACCAACTTGCTTACTAGCCTTTTGCATTAGGTCATAGAACACACCAGGCGCATCCTTAGATCCGCTAGTGAATACCTTGCTCATATCGCTAAAGCCTTGGAGCATTGGCTGCTCAGACATATATTCATAGATGCCTAAAGCACCACCCATCATCAGTTTTTCCATCTGGCTACCGTCAGCACCCATCTGTGCATATTCAGCAGCTGTAGCAGCAATGGCCATCATGGATGCAATTGGCTCTAGGCCTGCATAGCTGACATAAACCTTATCTGGTCCGATAGACACGCTAGTGATCTTCTGGAATTCTGCAATCTGATCTGGACTGATATCAGACTTGTTAAACACTTTGCTGAACTGTTGCCAGCCAGTGCCTTCCAAAGCCTTCTTGTCCTCAGTACGCATAGGACCATAACCAGTCAGGCCACCATCTAGCGCAGTAGCGCCAGCAGCGTAGATCATTCCAGAGCCAAGAGTTACCCTGGCCAGTGCCATATCTTGGCGAATACCGCCAGCGTTGTAGTCAGCCCAGAACCGTGGGCTCGCAAAGTTTAAGCCTGGTGTCCTGGCCATTGTCTCCATGGCAATGTTTGTTGGCGTCTTAACAAACGGTATAAACATCTTGATCAATGGATTTTGCGCCATTGATTGCAGGCCTTGTAGGGCAGGCTCAAGCTCACGTGTGAATGTCACAGTACGTGCCATACCTCTGGCAGCACTTTCGATATCAGCTGGAGTGTCAATCAATATGCTAGACATTAAGTCTTGCGCTTGCTTGGCAGCATCATCAGCGCCTATGCCTTTGCCTACTAGATTGGCATACATAGTATTTGCCTCTCTAGTAGCCAAAGAGTTAAGCTCCATACGGTAGCCGACAGCTTTAAAGAATTCGTCCTCGGCCATCAATGCTCGGCCTGGTGCAGTTACAAACATACCCCAGTACTTCAGCGTGTTAGACATAGTCTTGCCAACCAGCGAGTCACCCATGTCTATGTCAAACGTATCCTTGCCAATACGTGATGCTTCAATTTTGGTAAATGGATCTGTTGGTGTATTGCTTACAAATGCTTTGCCAGCAATAACGCCACCTTCTCTGATACCTTGCAAGAAACCCATGGCCTGGGCATAGACCTCATTAGATTGGACAGCACGTTCACCGCCAAACAAAGCATTTCTAGCAGTACCAATGACAGAGGCTACAGCTCGCTCTGGGATCTGATAAGCGCCAAAGAACAGATTGCCAGCTACGTTCTTAACGTGAGTCACTGGGCTAGACAGCAAGCCATTGATCCAGGTACTAAACCAGATATCTTTTAGATTGCCACCAATAGTCTTCTCGGACAGAGCAGCACGGCCACCACGTGAGTCCAGAGCTGTGTACTTGTTTGCCAGGTCATGCACTGACTCAATACCACCAGCCTCATTAAGGATAGATTCCAGCATTGCGCCACGCTCTGCGCCAGCCTCTCTAGCAGTTCTGAAGATACCAAGTGTTCTAGCGATATCAGCTTGGCGCCCTCTGGCTGCCTTCATCAAAACGCCTTCAAAAGCTACGGCCTGCTGGAACTCGCTGGCCAACTCTGGTGTCAGAGTGCCTGCAGCCTTGGCAGCCTTAACTTGCTCACCAAGATCAAATGCGTGTTTGCCAGCATCCACAATCGTGAGCAGCATCTTGTACGCATCTTTTGGATTAGCCTTGGTTTCCTCTAATGGGTTGATGATCTTGGCAATAAATGCCTCGTCATATCCCTCATCCATCGCTTTAGCAGCAATGACTTTGTAGGAAACCTTGTCTAGTCTGTCAGCGCCATACGCACGGCCAGTAGCCTCGATGTGCTGCTTTAACTCGTCTGGGCCAATGATGTTATCCAGGCTAGTTGTTGTTGCCTGCACTCCAGCCTTGATCTCAGGACCAGTAGGGGATGGCTTGCCAGCAGCTGGCATACCAGGTGCAGTTTGTAAGATGTCTTCAGCTACTTTGGGTGTAGCTTCTTTGATGACCTGATATGGGCCAACCGTGCCTACCTCATCAGCGCCTTTTAATATCGGTATGTTGGTCTTTGTAGGGGCTTTTTTAAGAACTTTATTAACCAGGCCAAGACCAAGGCCAGCCACCTGATATGGCTCAAATGTTTGTTGATCAGTAATCTCAATAGGCGCAGCTGCAGTCTCTGGCAAAGCACCAGACATAGAGTCAACGCCAACAGGGTTGACCTGGTCATCTTGGACCATGCTGTCTATCTTTGTCTCAAGCGACTGAATTGCCATTACTCAATACCTCCGCTTGGATTTTGTACTTGGCCAGTTTGGCCAGGGTTTATGCCGTTACCTTGCGGAACTGTTCTGGCAGTTCCAGTTCGTTTTCCGCTCCCCAGTCCTTGGGTATTCCCTCTGGATACGCCAGCCCCAGGTAATTCTCCCTGGTTAGTGGGAGATTGAATTTCTGTAGGAGTCCCAGCACGTAGTCCTGCTCCTTCCCACTCTGGGGGATTGATTCCGCCTGCTGCATTGAAGACTTCATTTCGTGCCTCATCAAGTGAGAGTTGACCCTTCCTGTATTTTAGCCAGATACCGTCAACTTGATCAACATTTTTTGCCTGGCTCTTGAACGTATCAGGGAATAAACCACGCACCGCTTCCCAGGTAATCGACTGCATCTCACGTGGTAGGACACCACGCTCTTGAGCTGCTCTGCGATAAGCCTCTGCATATATTCCATATGTGCCTTGTACACCAGTAATAGAGCTGTTCTTTGGACCGCCCTCACCAGTAATACCAGAGCCAAAGTTGTGTAGTACTTCTCTGCTATTGCCAGACAATGGACGCAGCAGGCCAGCAGCCACTGCATGGGTGTCAATCGTCACAGCACCAGTTGGATCATTAGGCGCATAGATGTTGTTGTAGAAGTTACGAACCTTATGCATTGCTCCAAGGTTATTACTAATGCTTGCTTTTGATGGGTCTTCCAAAATGACAATAGATTTACTTATTTCATTCAATGATCCCCAGCCAGTCTTAGTTGGAGTCTTACCATCAGCATTCATTCGCACACCAACAAAGTCACCTTCTGGAGAAACGATCTGATGCTCACGTGGTAAATGCGCCTGATCATATGTACGCAGCCACATAGCTTTTAAGCCAGGATCAGTTATTTCCTCAAGTGACTTGCCACGTATGGCATCAACCATTGGTGCATATTTTTCTTTACTCCAAATGACATCAGCAATGTCTGCCATTGAGCTGTCCCACTTAAATGCCTGTTTAGTCTGCATGATGTCAAGCACACGTTGGCCTAACGATACATTCATAAACCAGTCTTTTTGTGGTGATAGTACGGCTAAGACTCCAGCAACTGCCTGGTCTGGCACTTTGTACTCAGAAGAGAAACGGTCAGATATTGCTCTTGCACCGTCATACCAGAGTTTGCTGCGCTCACGTGTTTGCTCTGGCACTTTGTCATACAAGTACAACAAGTTGTTTTTTACTTCATCAATAAAGTCTTCAGCACGTTTCTCAGGATTCCTAGCTTTAGATGCAAAGTTAGGATACTGCTGTATCAATCCCATGTTGTACTTAAATGCTTCTGGATCTGACTTAACAGCCTGGAAGTCAATATTTAAATTGTTAGCCAATGGATCTTCTGTGGCTTTGACAGCAGTTGGCAATCTGGTACTTACAGTATTAGGACCAGGTGGCACAGCATTCATTACTACTGGTGTACCCAGTTTGTCCATGCTCTTAATGACCATCTCGCCAGCTGTAGGCGCCAATAACTTACTTGCTTGCACAGTACCAGCAACGCCTGGAATAAGACCTAATGCAGCACCACCAGCCTGTATAGCAGCTGTACCATAGTTACCTTGCTTGGCAGAGGTAGCTGCATCAGATGCTAGTCTTGCTGCTTCTTCTGTTTGTAAAGCAGTACCTACATATGGAATGATGTCAGCAATACCCATAGTTAATGGCAAATTACTGCTATTACCACCCATAAATGTCTGAGCATTTTGTCTAGCTTTATAACGATCTACACCCATACCTTCAAGCCACATTTGCATTTTGTGTGCAATTTGCTCACGCACTGTTGGATCGTAAGAAGACATTTGTGCGTACTTTGGTGGCTCACCAGAATAAGCAGACTCAGGCAAATTACGTGATCCAGCCTCGGCCACCAGTACATCGCCTGGTTGTTGGCCAGGAGCCATAGCTTGTCCAACTGGTTGCTCTGGTGTCTCTTTGTAACCAGATGCTAAAAAGTCCATGAATCTATCGGCAATCATTGTGGACCTTTCAGCGCTTTGATCTTACGCATGATCTTCTTTCTGTCATCAGAGTTACTAACACCAGCACGTTTTAACGACTCGTCTGTGTAGTCCTCGTCATAGCGCAAGTTATGCTCTGACAAATTCTTACGTAGGTCAGATTTAACTTGCTCTTGCATCTTGACTTCATCAGAACTTAGTTTCTGCTTTGTCAACTCTTGCGCTCTTGTCATTGGATTAAATGGCTTGCCTTCTAATAACGCACTTTGCTCTTCCTCAAGCAGTTGCGTTCTAACTTCTGCAGCACGTTTACGCTCATTGTGGAAACCAGGTGTGAGCGGATCTGGCACACCCAAAGCAGAGTTAACAAAAGTAGTTGCCTTAGCCATATCGCTACTCTTATTGCGAACATCTTTTGCTAACTCATTACGCTGTTTCCAGCTGATAGTTCCAGCTTTAGCCAGATTATCTAAATCAGTCTCTCCAAGTAAATTCTTTGCAGCCATTGATTGATAACGTCCAAATACTTCTGGCTGTGCATCACGCTGCTCTGTACGCAAAGACTTAATTTCATCTGCTTTCAATTGATCAAGTGCTTTAAGTCCTGACACTAAAGTTGATGAGCTAATTTTTCCAAGGTAGAACTGGTCACGCAGATCAATGGCCAAGCGCTGATTGTTGTCATCGTCTTTGGCTTTTTGGAGCTTACGTGCAGATTCAATGTTGGCAAAGTCTTTGAGTACTTTTTCCTGGATAGTTGACTTGTCACCCTCTGTCAGCCCTTTGTATAAGCTAGTGAGCTGGCCGACATCACCTTTGTCCAGCGCATCGAGCGCTTTAGTTGGTGAGTCATATATGGTTTTGTCTTTTAGCCTGGATACGACAGCGCTAATCTTGGCCTCAGAGATAGCCTTATTGATCTCAGCAATATGCTTGTTGTTACCAGTGATCTTGATAGCCTCATAGAAAGGCTGCTTCTGGATCTCAAGCAATTTGTTGATATCAATCTCAGTGCCAGTGCTTGGATCAATCGTGCCAGATTTGGCCACAATAGCCTCTATCAATGGACGTGCAGCCACCACAGCTTCTTCTAATCTAGCGTCATATTGAGCCTGCTGCACCTTGACAGTACGTTCTGCAGCCTTGACATACAAGGCATTACCAGCAGAGGTTAGGGCAGAGCGCAGACGAATAGACTGCTCTGGATCAAGCGCCATAACAGAGCTTGAATACCCATCAATCAAGTCTTTCATGTTGGCCTGGACAGACCTCATATCAAACGTAGCACCAGCATCAATAGCTGCTGCCATGCTGGCAAATGTCTTTTGACCTTCCAGCTGCAACTCGCTAGACAGCATTACGGCCTGGGTCTTTTGATATGTCTGCTGAAATATCTTTCCTGCACCTTTGACTGTTACGCCTTCTGGTGTAGCCAATGCTGTATCAATCTGAGCCTTGGTAAGTGGATTTTGTACCGCATACTTTTGAGCCTCTACTTGGGCGTCAGTTACAGCTTGACCTTGAAAGAACGCTGTCATGCGATCTAACTGTTGACCTAGCGTGTTAAAGCCTTGCGCTGCTACTTGCTGTGGCGCAGTGTTTACACGTGGCAGATCAGCGTATTGAGCGCCAGCGTATTCGTAGGTAGGTAGCGTAGCCATATCTTATGAAACCTTCACGCCAGGTGGTAGTTTTGTTGTTTGGTATGTAGCAGCACCAAGCAAACCTTTGCCAACTGCAGACATCAAACCAAATTCTTCAGCAGATGTGGCTGCAGCATTGAATGCCTGCGATATAGCTAATCCACCAGACTGCGCCAGCTGTGCATTCTCATTTAAGATCTGGATCTCATTACCAGCACGGTAAGCATTAGATTGCTCTACAGTCATTGGTGAGCCAGACAATGGGTCTACACCGCCTGCTACAGCTCTAGCCCTAACAGTGCTTGCTAAACGCTGCTGGCGCTCCAATAACTGATAAGCCTGGCGGTTGTAGTTCAATGCGTTTTGACGCCCTTGTAGCTCTGCCTGGGAGCCTTGTAAGCGATAGTAGTCAGCTTGTGCGCTAGCTTGTGTAAGACTTGTCACAGCACTGAATGCACTGCTGGCCATGGATAAATTTGATGCTGTGAAAAGGGATGGCGCTGCTGGCATCGTTCCAGCTGCAATTGATCCAGCCTCAATGACACCTACAGTTTCAGCAGCTGCAGCTGCAGTGCCAGCCTCGGCAAAGTAAAGTGCTACTGCTTCCATTTATGTGCCTCCATACACGCTAATCTTGTACTCCATGCCCAACAAATTGAGCTTGAGTGGCAAGGTCTGAGTGATAGTTATTTGGGCATCTTGGTCATAGCCACTGATACCTGATATCAACTTAGTACCAGTGAACTCTGGCACATCATTGTCCATGATGCTTGCAGTGTCCAACGTGCGAATTGGCACTAGGTTGTTGTTAACCACAATGTGCTGGGTCTGATACAGGATGGCATTGACTTCAACAATGCGCTTGACAAAGCCAGTCCTAGCGCCTACCTGGAGCCTTGGCTCAATCGGCAAAGTCACAATGCTCACATTAAATGGCAGGCCTACCTCATAGCTACTGGTACTCGCTCTATCCATAGTGATAGAACCACCACCGCTAACTACCTCGTCAGACAGCACCGAGCCATCTGCTTTGACATTCAAAGTCTTACCAATGTGTGGCAGGCTTGATATCGTTGTGGCCACACCACCAGTAAACGCACAATCTGTAAACACGGTGGTATCAAAAACTTCTACAAAATATTTGTCCACACTATTAAACGTGCGCTTGACCACTACGTAGATATCCTCGATATCCACGCCAATATCTTTGAACAGGCCATCAGTAGTGAGCTTGCTTGGAGCCACCACGTTTTGCTGGCGCAATATGCTGTAGTTAGCAATCGTGCCATCACCATTGAGCATGAACAGCGTATCTGTCTCTTCAGTGCTAGTAGCCTTACGCAGTGCCAACTCAGTTGGTCCATTGATCAAATGGCTAGATAGCAAGCTGATTGACTGGCTCACATAGGACAGGGTAGTGTCAGAGAACTGAAACTCATTAAGAGCCTTGCCCTGGCGCTGTACATACAACGTACCAGACTGCAGGATCTGCACTCGGATGCCTTCTCTAGCTCCATTGCGAGACACGGCCTTAACAAAGAAGTTGGTAGGCGTGATCGGATCTAGACCATTCTGCGGGACATAGAACTCACCACCACTGGTAAACACTTGCAAATCACGGCCACTAATAATGTCAATGATCACGTTCAAGCTATTGGTGTCTAGCGTGGCCTCCACCGCATCATCGTCATAAGCCTGGTCAGGATTAAAGTCAAAGAACTGAGCTACCTTGCTGCCCCATATGGTGCTTGGCCGAGTCTTAGATCCTCCAAAATACAGACGCCCCTCATGGAATGTGCAGCTTCTTGGCCAACCTTTAGTGCTTGACCACACATCCTCATAGCCAGACTCCAGCTCCCACGATCCATTGGCAATCGCAGTGGTGTCAAAGAACGGTATCTCGGTCACAGCGCTTACCACGGTAGTGCTTGTGTAAGCCACGATCCTTGCCCTGCCTTGAGGTTGAGCATTGATATACTGTCCGACAGATCCAGAGCTAAACACTGCAGAACTAGCAGTCAGCGTCACCTCACCAGACTTAGCGCTTGGCGTCAATGTGCCTGCTGGGTTAGATAGTGCAATGGTGAATGCATACTTTGGGATACTGATAAAGCTAATATTGCTCACAGTCCATGTGGCATCAGTAGCACCACGCACAATCTTGATTGGCTGGATATCTTTGTGAGCAATGATTAATGTGTCTGCCGATTGGGTCCAGCACATGGTGGACAGGATAGAGCTGGTCACCGCAGTTACTGCCAGGTATGGGTTACCAGAGCCATTGATGTTGGTGATCTGTACTTTGTCCTTAAAGATATACATTCTCTGGTTTGTGAAAATCAGCATATAGCTGTCATCTACTGAGAACTCAAACGGTACAGAGCGAGTGCCACTGGCTGGCGCTGCAGCGCTTGGCAACTCGTACAAATGCTTTAAACCACCACGCCTACGCACACCACCTTGTGGCTGCACAACTACGTTAGTCAGTGTCTCAGCACCATTTTTGTATTGTTCTAAGTCAACCCTAGCCCTCAATAGCGGATCTAATTCACCGCTACTGAAGTTGGTTTGGAAAGAAACTAATCGAGACATTAGTTCCTCACAGCAATCAGACTGAAGTCTTCAAAGCTCTGGGTAGTATTGCCCTGGCCATCTATGACCATAGCTGTGCGAAAGTAACCACCACGGTTATTCTCTACTGGTCCACCAGTAGCAATGCCTTGCCAGTACTGGGTCTTGCTGATCTGATCTGTAATCGGGTCTGCCAGGTGCCAGGTCATCATGTACTTGAGCAGCTGAATAAAATAGCTAGGCATCTCAGATTCAGTGGGAAGATATTGGTAATCAATGACAACAGTTGTTTCATTGGTCAGCAGCTTATCGCCCTGGATAACCCAATCTGTAAATGTTCTAGCACCCACCTCGGTGGAGTTGTATGCCCTACGAATAGTGCCAAGACGGTCTGATGGCAGCTGGTACTCGTAGCGATACTGGTTAACTGGCGTGTTTATTGTCTGCGCCAGCTGCACCTTCTTAAACGTAAAGCTCCAGGGATAAGACTGCAGCGTAGATTTCTTGAGATCTGGGTAGATGCGATCACAGATATTGGATGCGTCAGTACCCTCATTGAATGAAGATATCGACTTAGCGCCTAGCATTAGCAGGGCGTCTGAGCATACTTTTAGATCTGTATCACCACTAGCCATAGGTCACCCCAAAATGTGAGAAAGGCCAACCTCCAGATAACTAGAAGTTGGCCTGCTTACTTGACTACTGATTAATCAGTATCAGTTGCAGTTACGGTCACACCGTCAGTGATGTCAACCACGCCAGCAGAGTTGCTGTTGACGTATGCAGTAGACATAACTGGCGTACCGCCAGTAGCGCTGTAGCAGAAAATGATGTCACCGACTTTCAACACTGATGCGACAGAGTTGAAGTAGCCAGAAACACGAATTACTGATTGAGCGTCAGTGGAAGAATAGCTATAAATAGCTGGTGCGTTGCCAGATTTAGACTGGCCACCGATAGCGTTAAAGCCTGTTGCTGAGAATGCCATGATGTGTACTCCTTATTCTGTACAAGTGATGTCAACGCAACCACCAGCATCGATAGCGACAGCGCCAGCACTGAACATCGAGCTAACTAACCAAGAGGTTTTCTCAGGGATGTAGTTGATTTCAGAGCGGATTGCCATGCTCTCGGCCATGCCGATTGCCATCTTGTGATAGGCATATACCTTGCGGGTAGAACCAGAACCACCACCAGTTAAACCACCTTCAGTGCGGTCACCAATGACGTTAAAGGTAAAGCCCATGAACGTGTTGATTTCACCTTGTACCAAGGCTTTGACTGTGTTGAAGTCAGAGCTAGTTACTGATGTCTCAGACAACAAACTGGCCAACTGTGATGCATGGATCAACATATAACGATCTTCTGCGGGTACGTTTGCAGTATTGAGCAAACGTGCAGCTTCACGCAATTTAGCCATGTTCAAGTTAGTTGCAGAGCCACCGATGCTAGTAGCAACTGTCAAGCTGGTGCTTGATGCTGCCAATGCGTCAATGATCATCTGATCTGATCTACGGCCAATAGCTTTAGCAACAACTTGCACCAATTCTTGGCGCTCGTCAAAGTTAACTTTAGCTTGGTTGAAAATGTCTGAGTACTCAGCAGCAATGTAGTCTGTCAAAGTGACAGTTGCTTGTGAATAGGTGACGTTGAGTGGTGTTACGTCAGTCTGTGGTACACGAACTTGTGCAACGCCAGAGCCGATCTTTGGGAACTTGTGTGTGCTTGCAGTGACGCCAGTACGCAAACGGACAGTGTTACGCAAGACAGCATCAGCTTGATACGCTTGTTTTACTTCCGTGTCGAACAGGGTTACAAAAGCGTTAGAAATGCTAACTGCCATTGTTTTCTCCTAGAAAACGGTTGAAAGAAAAGTTTCTCGCCAACGGTTATCCAGAAAATCTGGGCCTGACTTGTGTTTTTAAGCTACACCAAGCTCTTGGTGCGGGCCTTGCGGTTGTCCACGTAGCCGATTCTATTACAAATTACAAAAGAGTCAATTGAATGTTGTAAAAAAAAGCCAGGTTTTTTAGGCCTGGCTATAAAGTAGGCAACTGCTCGCCGTTAACCGTACATCTTTTCAAAGAGTTTTTCTACCTTTAAACGGTAGCTTGGGTTAGTTTTGTACTCTGGATTGGCCACCATGGCATCTAGCTCTTCTTTGGACATAGAGCCAACAGGATCGCTTTTAAGCGTCTCTGTTGGTACTCTGCCCTCATAGGTTTCCCGCAGCTTTTGGAGCGCTTTAATGCCCTTTGCAGTGTCTCCCCAGCGGGTGAACTCTTGGAATTCATCTTGACCCCAGATGCCTTTGTTAACCATACCTCGGCCCCATTGAGCCATATCGGTCACGATTGCTTTGGCATTTGGTCCAAGCGCCTCCAGCTCGGCCTGCATACTTTGCTTTGTTTCAGCAATGTTGTTTGCACCAATGCCAGTAACCTCACGTGCAAGGTCTTCAAAGGCTTGCTGACTAATGCCGTACTTCTGCGCCCAGCCAACATAGCTTTTGACCACTGGGTCATCGCCTTTGAGGCCTAGACCGTCAATGTTGTACTCGCCATTCTCTGGAGCTTTATGGCCACCAGCTCGGAACTTCTTCTCAAGCTCCACATAAGACTTGCTGATTCCCTCTAGGTCTGGGATTTGATCGTCTTTGTTCCAGAATTTCTCTGGCCAGAAGTCAGGGCGCTCCAGCGGAGTGTCATCTTGCGTTGGGTCACCTTGTACGTGACTGATGCTTTGCTCTTGGCCCTCGGTTGTCGGCTGGTCTGTGCTTTCCTCTGCACTAGCCAGCAGGCCTGGGTTGTCATTTGCTTCGCTCATCTTTGTTTTGCCTTTCGGATTCGATTTTCAATATCCCTGACAACGCTGTTTTGCCCCTCTCGGAACATTCCCAACGAACTGTCAGAGCCTGGTTGCCAGCACGGTTGTTCAAGATAGAACTCTCGCAGCCACGCCAACACTTTTTGACCTTCAGCACTGGCAAAGGTTTTTGCCATCTGTAGGTTCAGATCCACTCTATCTTGATCAGGCTCAAACGCTGTTGGTTCGGCCTCTAGGTCATCCCAGCCACTCACTTTGGTGGCTCCATGATTTCGTCTGGACCAGCAAATGGAGACTTCTCCTGGTCAACTCGCACCTTTGCGTGATCCATAGCTTTTTGTAATATGGACGGTGGCATATTGTCAAAAAATTTGGGTGATTTAACTGGCGTCTTTAACAAGTAATCCAGCTCTTCTTTAGACAAAGATGGCACTATCAATGGGATTTCCATTTCTTTGCCATTTATGCCTACGCCTACTGATATCTCAGTGGATACACCACCACCAGGACGCTTTAATTCACCAAAAAAACCCATACCTTTTTGGGTTTTGTCTTGTCTTTGTCCATAACCGTAGTCCATTACATACCTCCCGCTGGTGCTGGCGCAGCTGGCGCTGGTAATGCTTGTTGCTGTTGCTGAGCCATGGCTGCAGCCTGTGCCATCTGTTGCATCATTCCTTTGCGCTCTTCACCAGTGGTACGTACCTGGATAGGCACACCCAGCTTGTCGGCTATGTAGTCAATGGCAGTGCCAGCCTTGATGGCCATCTGGCCTTCTGGTCCCATGCCAGCAGTGATCTGCATGAACTGCAAGATGTTGTTGATCTCGTCCATGTTTTGAGCCATGGCCAGTGGAGAGACAGGGCTAACCTTGACTTCCAGACCGTTAACTTTCAATGGCAAGTCAATCATGCCATTGGCGTCCATTACTTCTAGGATCTTGGTAACCAGGGGAATCATGGTTTCATTGATCAGTCGGCCAAAGGCAGAGCCAAGGTTTTGCGCTAGCTCTTTCATGCGTTCAACCACCTCAGTAGCCGATCTAGCACTCATGTTGTCAGGTGGCAAAGACTCATCTAGCAAAGTGCGCTTGATGGATTGCACTAGGTCATTGATCACCAGCTGCGACACATTGAAGTCACCAGCACGTGGCAAAGGTTTAAGCGCCTCGCCTTGTGGTCCACCGTTACGTGCAACAGGAATGATTGCTCCAGGAGTAATCTTCACATTGGCTGGGTTTAGCACACCATCATCAGCTGCCGTGTAGACACCAGTGATGGCCAGGCTTGCATTCTTGAGCAATAACTCTTTGACCTTGTTAAGAGTCTTGATGTCGGGCAGGGCGCTTAGAACTGGACCACGGCCATAGATCTCGCCAGCCACCTTCATGTAGCGTGAGACAACCCATGGGCTAGATTTGAGCTTGCGAAACACTAGCTCAGACTTAGATTTTTCATGGATCACGTAGTAACTAAAGTCACCACGATCTAGATTTAGTACCGTAGCCTCAATCAGATCAATCTCTTCAGTTGGCTTATCAGCAATCAAGCGCTGCAGATCTGGGGGAATGACCGCATCTTTCCACTGCATCTGGATGGATTCGCCCTTGATCCGCATCTTGCGATAGACGTTGTCCACCTGGCCATTAGCGCCTTCTTCAAAGCTAACCAGGTATTGTGGAACAGGGATAAAGTTGATGGGATTAACTGAGTCACCAGGCTGCACCAGCATGACTGCAGTACCTACAGACAAGTCTAATAAGAACTCACCCATAGCGATATCAAAGTTGGATTGCTTTAGTAGCGCAAACATCTTGTCAGCGTACATATCTAGCGCATATTGCGCTTGGCTCCTGCGATCCATTGGAATATCAGTACCAGGCTCTAAGCGACACCACTTGCGCTGTGGCGGGAAGATGCCAGATTGCAAACGGTTAGCAAAGCGCTGGGTAGAGTTGATGGCCGTAGAGTCAAAGACCCTGGTCATCTTACGTTTACCGCCTACCTTACCCTCATACTCTCCACCGTAGAGATTACGCTGGGGCAGGGCGAACTCCATAGCGTCTTCATAGAGGCTACGAAAGTCATCCTTTTTGTTTTGCGCTATTTTGTGACGCTTTAGGATTTGCTCTACGCTCATTTTTGCCATATCAATCCTCTATATCTTCAAATGGGTTCTTACCTTTTGCATCTGTGATGGGTCCACCTAGCTCCCAAGTATCACAAGTGCGTGAACTAGTGCATGGAATATCCCACTCATCACAGTAACCACCAGATTCATTGGTATCTACCCAAGCTGGATCTACATCAGGTGGTGTGATCTGCTCGTACTTTTTCATGCAGTCATCAATGAATTTAGTTTTCCAGTAGTGACCACAGTTACCACATACCATTTCTCTGGCTGCAGCCTCGCTTACATTCCATTTAGCAGACTTACAGATCCAGAATATGACTTCTGGCATCTTTGGATTTGGTGGCCCAAGATCTGCCTCAACAATGCAAATGTGGTGGTTCTTAATGCTTAACTGTTTGTCTTTTAAAACAGCTGGGCATTCACCTTTTGTAAAGTCTTCCATTATTCGTACCACTCTAAAGTTAAAACTGCTATCTCTGCTTTGCTTGACACATTGGTCAACCTAAAGTGAAAGTTAGTCAATGAGCTAAATACATATTCCAGGGCAGAGCCTGTTCCACCGCCTGCCTTTGGACCGCTGCCACCAGGACCAACCTGGGCATCAATCAATGTGCCAAGTGATGTAATGGTTGGATTGATGACCATCGCACATTCACTTACAGTAGAACTTGT